GTGATCCCACAATCTTTTATCGCCGATTTGTTGAACCGCGTCGATATCGTCGACGTTGTCGGACGCTATGTGCAGCTGAAAAAAGGCGGCGCGAATTTCATGGGCTTGTGCCCATTTCACAGCGAAAAATCCCCCAGCTTCACGGTGAGCCCGACTAAGCAGTTTTATCACTGCTTCGGCTGCGGCGCGCATGGCACCTCCATCGGTTTCATGATCGAATACTCGGGCATGGGCTTTGTCGATGCCGTTAAAGAGTTAGCGCAGAACGTCGGCATGGTGGTGCCCGAGCAGGACGACAAAATTCCGCCGGCGCAGCGCGCGCAAATGCAGGCGCAGAGCATGGCGCTGACCGACGCTATGACGCGCGCCAGTGATTTCTTCAAGTCACAACTTCGCACCGCGCCAAACGCCATTGCCTACCTGAAAAACCGTGGCCTGACTGGCGAAATCGCCGCCCGCTTCGGCCTTGGCTACGCGCCGGCCGGCTGGGACAATCTGCGCTCGGTGTTCCCTGATTACGAAGCGCTAGCGTTGGCCGAGTCCGGTCTCGTGATCGATAAGGTGGACGAGGATGGCAGCAATAAGAAACGCTATGACCGCTTCCGCGAGCGCGTGATGTTCCCGATCAAAAACACCAAGGGGCAGGTGATTGCCTTCGGTGGCCGCGTGCTCGATCAAGGTGAACCAAAATACTTGAATTCCCCGGAAACGCCTTTATTTTCAAAGGGTTTTGAGCTGTATGGCCTGTTCGAAGCGCGCCAAGCGATCCGCGATGCCGGTTATGTGCTGGTGACGGAAGGCTATATGGACGTGGTAGCACTGGCGCAGATGGGCTTCCCGCAAGCGGTGGCCACGCTGGGCACGGCTTGTACTACCAATCACGTACAGAAATTGTTGCGTCAGACCGACACGGTGATCTTCAGTTTCGACGGCGATAAGGCCGGCCGCCGTGCTGCACGGCGCGCGCTGGAAGCCTGCTTGCCGCATGTGACGGATAACAAGACGATTAAGTTCCTATTCTTGCCGACGGAGCACGATCCGGATAGTTATGTGCGCACCTACGGCAAAGAAGCGTTCGAGCAAGAGATCCATGAGGCCATGCCGTTGTCGCAATTCTTGATCAAAGAAGCGGTCGGCGAGCACGATATGGGCAGTCCGGAAGGCCGTGCGCGCGCGCAATTTGACGCTAAACCGATGCTGCAGGCGATGACGCCAACTGCGCTGCGTCTGCAAATCGTGCATGCGCTGGCGCAGATCAGCATGACGTCGACTTACGAAATTGAGTCGCTGTACGAGCTGTCGAAGCCGACGGCGCCAGCTAGAATTGCGCCGCCGAAAAGCGGACGGCCTCAGCCCAAAGGGCTGGAATTGCAGATCGTGCGCCTACTGGTGGCGCACCCGGCGTTAGCGTTTGAAATCGATGCGGCGGCGCTGGAGGCCTTCCAATTCTTTGGCGCCGAGTCGGCCGAACGTTTGGTGCAACTGGTGGCTTCGGCGCAGATGCTCGGTGATGCTGGTAATTTCGCCGCATTTGCGCAGCATTTGAAGTCACAGGGCGACGAGTACGATCGCATCATCGGCGAAATCGTCAAGGAGCCGGAGTCGGAGCGCGATACTGAGCGGCTGGTGCTGCGGGCGGCAATCCGTCAGGTGAAGCAGGACGCGCTCAAGCAAGAGCTTAGTCAACTGTTCTCAGCCGGGCTGACGTCGGACGAAATCGGCGTGCGCTACCGTGAGCTAACTGCGCAGCAAGATCAGCTGTTGCGCGAGGCGCAAGCGGAGTTACCAAACCGCTAAAGTTGTGTGCGTTTTGTGACGTAATGTTTCTGTCATCATTCCAGAGGGGGATGCACCGGTCTTCCCTCTGGAAATTGAAAAGTGGCGTGCTATAATAAAACGCTAAGTGTTGTAATTTTTGGCATCGTTTTTCTGTTCAGAGTGTGTTTGTTTTCATTGAGTTAGGCTCTTGATCGACGCGGATGGACGGGTGTCGGCGGCCAGAGCCAACTTTGGTTGAGCAAGGAATCTGTTTGCTCTCTAACCAAGTCATGGTTTCTTGCCCCCGCGCACGTGTTTGATGCAGTAGAATTCTTTGGAATTCTATAAGACTCGGTCGGCCTGACCCAGGTGTAAGTAAGTCGTAGTATTGTCGGACTTGTGTAGTCGGCAAGTTCGAAGACGTAGTGATCCCAGAAGGATCGAAACTTTATCCGTAATCGAAAGCGCCTGTGCCAATCAAGAAACCTGAATCCCAAGCGGCTGCAAAGCCGACTAAAGTAAGCGCAAAATCCGCGAAAACTGCGGATAAGCCGGAGACGCGCGTAGCCAGCCAACCGCCTGCGGTCAACCAGACCACGGACGCCGCCGCATTGGCCGCGATTGATACCTCAGGTTACGTGCTGCCTTCGGTCAAAGTGCCGGGCCGGCGCGGGCGCAAACCCAAAGAATTCCAGCCTGAAAACGACGAAGTCGCCGCGTTGAACGCGGTCGAACGCGCCGAGCTTAAGGCCGTCGACAAAGCCAAAGCCAAGGACCGCAAGGCCAAGGAAAAGGCTTTGCTCAAGGACGCCTTCTCGTCGGACACGGAAGCAACCGAGGAAGAACTCGAACGCCGTCGTCAAAAACTCAAAACCCTGATCAAGTTCGGTAAGGAACGTGGTTTCCTGACCTACGCCGAGATCAACGACCACTTGCCGGACAACATCGTTGACCCGGAAGCGATCGAAGGCATCATCGGCACCTTCAACGACATGGGCATTGCCGTCTACGAGCACGCGCCTGATGCTGAGACGCTGCTGCTGTCGGACAATGTTGCTACCGTTACCAGCGATGATGAAGCTGAGGCTGCTGCTGAAGCGGCGCTGTCCACCGTCGACTCCGATTTTGGCCGTACCACTGACCCAGTCCGTATGTATATGCGTGAGATGGGCTCGGTCGAGCTGCTGACCCGTGAGGGCGAGATCGAAATCGCCAAGCGCATCGAAGACGGTCTGAAAGACATGATTCAGGCGATTTCCGCCTGCCCGGTGACGATTGCTGAAATCATCGCCGCCTCCGACCGCATCCGCGCCGACGAAATCAAGATCGATGAAATCGTCGACGGCCTCGTAGACGACAACGAGAACGCACCGCCGGCCCCCGCCGCTGCCTCCTCAGATGAGGACGACGAAGACGAAGAAGAGGAAGAAGAGGAACAAGAGGAAGAGGACGACGCCAGCCCATCAGGCGCGGCGGCGGGCTACTCGGCCGAACAGTTGGAAGCGTTGAAAAACGCCTCGCTGGGTAAATTCGACGTCATCTCCCTGCAATTTGACAAAATGCGCCGTGCCTTCGAGAAGGAAGGCTACAACTCCAAGGCCTACGTGAAGGCGCAGGAGGCGATCTCTGCAGAGTTGCTGGGCATCCGCTTCACCGCCAAAGTGGTTGAGAAGCTGTGCGACACGCTGCGCGGTCAGGTGGATGAAGTGCGTCACATCGAGAAGCAAATTCTGGACGTGGCCGTGAACAAATGCGGCATGCCGCGCGCTCACTTCATCAAAGTCTTCCCTGGCAACGAAACCAATCTGGAATGGGTAGATGGTGAAGTGGCTGCCGGTCACGCTTATAGCGCGATTCTGGGTCGCAACATCCCGACCATTAAAGAGTTACAGCAGCGTCTGATCGACCTGCAAGCGCGTGTGGTGCTGCCACTGCCGGACTTGCGCAACATCAACCGTCAAATGGCGGCCGGTGAAATGAAGGCGCGCAAAGCCAAGCGCGAAATGACCGAGGCCAACTTGCGTCTGGTAATTTCGATTGCTAAAAAGTACACCAATCGCGGTCTGCAATTCCTTGATCTGATTCAGGAAGGCAATATCGGCCTGATGAAGGCGGTGGACAAGTTTGAATACCGTCGCGGCTACAAGTTCTCGACTTATGCTACGTGGTGGATCCGTCAGGCCATCACGCGCTCGATCGCTGACCAAGCGCGCACCATCCGTATTCCGGTGCACATGATCGAGACCATCAACAAGATGAACCGCATCTCGCGCCAAATCTTGCAAGAGACGGGCGCGGAGCCGGATCCGGCGACGCTGGCCATCAAGATGGAAATGCCAGAGGACAAGATCCGCAAGATCATGAAGATCGCCAAAGAGCCGATATCGATGGAGACGCCAATAGGCGACGACGACGATTCGCATCTGGGCGATTTCATCGAGGACAACAACACCTTGGCGCCGTCGGATGCTGCTTTGCACGCTTCGATGCGCGGCGTGGTCAAAGACGTGCTCGACTCGTTGACGCCACGCGAAGCGAAAGTGCTGCGCATGCGTTTCGGCATCGAAATGTCGACCGACCACACGCTGGAAGAGGTGGGCAAACAGTTTGACGTCACGCGCGAGCGTATTCGTCAGATCGAAGCCAAAGCCTTGCGCAAGCTGCGTCACCCGAGCCGTTCGGACAAGCTGAAGAGCTTCTTGGAAGGCAACTAAGACTTGACGCGCGCCGGGGCGAGGCTTATGCTCCCGGGCTCGGCGCAGCGCCGACAAGCAACACCCTTCGGGCCCTTAGCTCATGCTTGGTTAGAGCAGAGGACTCATAATCCTTTGGTGCGCGGTTCGACTCCGCGAGGGCCTACCATCTTTCAATAGCTGCTCTTGAGCAGCTATTATTTTTACTGCCTCTTCCGCAGCAATTCCCGAGTCCTCGATGATTTTCATCGTGGTTTTGAAGTCGGGCATTCGATCCCCCCTTACATACCTATCCAGCGTCGACGCTGGAATATCCCACATCTGGGCAGCGCGTCGGGCCGAGCGCCCGCCTATTGCTTTTTCAATCAATTCCACATAGTCCATAGCAATTTCCAATTAGCAATGCATCCAAATGGATGTATTATTAGTGCATCCATTTGGATGCATCCGGTTGGGGGTATATTGGCCCCGTCTGGATGTAAACCTTAGTCTATTTTGATGAGTGTATCAACAGAATATTTGTGACTTGTAACGCTAATTCTTCAAGGTCCAACTATGAGCATTTCCGCCGCTGGTGACTTCTACCAAATCCAATTGCGTTTGATTGGTGAGCATGTTTGGGTTGATAGCACTGAGCTTCCCTATTCGTATTCTGCCGAACTAGCGGCCTTTCACGTGCGTGAAGCTAACCGCGTTGCGCACGGCATCGTATATCGCGCTGTGCTGGTGTCCTATGGCTGAGTGGACTCTGTCGCTATCGCTTACCGCCGCTGAGGTGCGCGTAGTGAAGGCCGCTTTGCTGGTTGAGATTGCCACGCTGGAATTCAAGGTCCGTGAGGATCATCAGCCTGAATTGTGGACCCCGTCGCTGAGCGCTGCTCGCCGCGTTTTTAGCGCCTTGTGCGACAAGGCCAACAAACACCTACTGGATTTATAACCGCGCCTTGTGGCGCTCTCTAATCGCTCTAGCGGGCGAAACCTTGAAAGGGAAGTACATCATGAAAAACACTATCCAGATCATTCACGTTGTTCCGTTGTCGGGCCGCTCGAAGAAAACCGGCAATGATTACGATATGCGTATGGCCCAGTGCATCGTGCAGAAGATTGATCGCGAAACCGGTTTGGTGACGCCGTTGATAGGTGAGCTTGTTCTTCCGGAACGTTTTAAGGATACGACTCCTGGCACGTATGAGGTCGAGTTCGAAGTCGCCATCGATAACGCAAAGCGCATTGGCGCACAGGTCGCCTCGATCACGCCGGTTGTTGCTGGCCGCGCTGCTGCTCCAATTGCTCCGGCTGCTGCTGGCACTGCTGGTAAGGCTGCTGCTTAATTGTATGGCTACGTGTCTAAAGGTTTCGTATGTGGGGATTGGCTCCCCTCAGGCTGTTGTTCTGTTTGATAGCACGGCTACTAAAGTCGCGAGTCCTTACACGCTTGCGCAACCTTTACTCATTGATGCGGGTGGCAATACCAGTACCTGCGCGATGTTGACACTTACTGGTGCTGAGTATCAGGCACTTTTGTCGAATTCTGGTTCCGGTAGCGGAACTATCCAAACTCCGACGCCTCAGAACTGGCTAGAACTGGGGAATATGAGTATCGCTGACGCGCAAGTTATCTCCGGATATGTCGGCCTCTTGTGGGCCGTCGTTTGGGGTATCAAGCAAGTCGTTAAATCGTTGTCTATATCTGAAAGGAATCAAGATGAATAAATTGCTCAAACGTGGCCTGTTGGCCGTTGGTGGTGTCGTTGCTGCTGGTGCTGCTAGCGCTGCTACCGATACCACTGCCTTGACTGCTGCCATCACTGACGCCGGTACTGCTGCTGGCGTTGTCGGTACTGCGGTGCTGGTGGTTATCGTGTCGATCAAGGCACTGAAGTACATCCGCTCGGCGCTGTAATCGCTGACGGCGTTAGTAGGGCAGGGGCTTCGGCCCCTTTTTTTTAAAGTTCAATTTTTGCGACGGAGGTTGTGATGGGTGTTGTGGTTCTCGTTGCCGTCTGCGGCGCATGGTGGATTCTCTTCCATGACTAAGCGAATTTTCATTGTCTTGCTGCTGTGGTTTGCATCTGTGATGGCATGTAAAGAAGCCTATGCTGCTCGTGCCTACATGGTCAGTAACAGCACGCTTTTAGGCTTCCAAACTCTTACCGATCTCACTTGTACCGGCGTCGTGGCCTTGATTGGTCCCGTTACTAAGTTGACATATGGCAGTACTGGGGTGTGTACTGGCGAGGATTCAGCATTTAAGAATGGTGGTTCTTTCACTATCCTTATGTCTAAGGGCGGCACCTACAGCATAGGCGTCTCTATCACTGGCAGTTGCATAGCCGGTGCTGGCCCTACTTACCTTATTCCCACTGGCTATGTTTCTGACGCTACCGGTAAGACAGTTCAGTTGTTTGATGATCCTGTCGGTGACAAGTTCTCGCGTCAAGGGTGTGAAATGGTGATAGCACGCGAGGTTGTTCCTGTAAATTGTGTCACCGGCGGCGGTGGCAATCCTCCTGCTGGTGTTCACGTGGCTTCGTGCTATTACGAGTCTCAAATTACTGGTGCTAGTGGTGGTGCCGATGGTGCGCCTGACACCTCAGTTCCTGATTACAGTGGGCCGCCTTCTTCTTGCACTAACGGCGCTAATGATTACCCGACTTGTACGCCGCCTACTTGCACCAATGGCGGAACTGATTATCCAACGTGTACACCGCCAACTTGTACTAACGGCGGCACAGATTATCCAACCTGCACTCCGCCCAATACAGGCGGTACTGGTGGCACTGGCGGAACCGGTGGTGGTACTGGCGGGACTGGCGGCACCGGTGGTGGAACAGGCGGCACAGGTGGTACTGGCGGCAGCGGTTCCGGTTCTGATTTTTGCGTATTGCATCCTCAGTCGTTGGTTTGTTTGAATTCCGGCGTTTCTGGTGGTTGCGCTGATTTTGTTTGCACCGGTGACGCCATACAGTGCGCCACTTTGCGCGAGGTCCATGAAGCGAACTGCAAGATTGCCGCTGACGAGGCCGCAGCTAATGATTCAGGCATAGGCAAGCTAGGTAAAGGCGTCCTTGATGGAAACGATCCTGACGCAGATAAGTTGCCCCGTCCGGGGACTGGTGCTGAGGTCGCTGTCCCTTCATTAGATCAATCTGGCTGGCTCGGTGGCGGTGAGTGTTTCTCTGACCGTACAGTGTACGTTCAGGGCCGTGAGATTCTCATTCCTTTTTCTAAGGCTTGTGGCGCGCTGCTTGTGCTCCGTTACGCCATCATGATTGTTGCAGCGCTGGCGTCGTTCAAGATGCTTTCTGGCGCGATTATCCGGGAGTAAATCATGCCGTTACTTATGGCCCTGTTGGGTGGATTACTGTCGATTGCTGGCTCTATGGTCGGCCGCGTTTTGCTGGCGCTAGGCATGTCTTACGTGACGTACACCGGCTTTGATTTGTCGATCAATTGGCTGTTAAGCGACATCAAAAATAATATGTCCTCGCTGCCTTCTGAGGTCGTTTCGTTTCTGGCGTGGTGCTGGGTCGATAAGGCCATAGGCATGCTGTTTTCTGCGTATTCGGCTGCGCTCGTTGTTAAGCTGGCTGGTGGCACTACGCTGACAAAGCTGGTCACTAAAAAGTCCTGAGGTGAACCGTGATTGATCTCATTACAGGGTTGCCCGGCAACGCGAAAACCCTTTACACGATTGGTCTCGTTCGTGATCTGGCTAAACGCGAAAATCGCCCGGTCTACTATTCCGGCATTCCTGAGTTGACGTTGGACTGGCAGGAGATTGATCCAACCAAGTGGATGGAAGTGCCGCCTAAAGCTATCGTGGTGATCGATGAGGCACAGCGTATTTTTCGTAACAGGTCGTTAGGTGCGCAGCCTCCTAAGCATGTTACCGATTTGGAGACTCACCGCCATTTGGGTATCGATCTGTTTTTCATTACTCAGCATCCTTCGTTAATTGATCCTGCCATACGCCGGTTAGCCGGTCGTCATCGGCACATGGTGCGCGTATGGGGCATGGAAGTCTCTACGGTGCACAAGTGGGATTCCGTCAAGGATAACTGCGATAAATCCGTCGCCCGCAAGGATTCTGAAAAAACGAAGTGGGCTTTCGACAAGAGCATTTACAAGGTCTACAAATCGGCTGACGAACACACAATGAAGCGCTCGATTCCGCTTCGCGCAAAGCTGCTCTTGCTGACTCCGTTGGTGCTGTTGGGCTGTGCCTTCGTGGTGTACAAGCTGACCATTGGCAAACATAAAGTTGAGGAGCCGGCGCCGGCGCAAGTCGCTGCTGCTACACCATCTAACGGCGTGCCTACGGCGCCGGATCGTGCAAATCATTCGGAGAAGTTTGATCCCAAAGAAGATATGGCGCATTACGTTCAAATGAATACGCCCCGTATTGATGGCCTTGCTCAAACCGCGCCTAAATATGATGAACTGACTAAACCAACTCGTGTGCCTGTTCCTGCTGCGTGCATACAGGTCGCGGACAAATGCCGCTGCTTTTCTCAGCAGGGCACCTCGCTCGATGTGAAGTACAGCATGTGCATTGAGTTTGCGCGTAACGGGTTCTTCCAAGAGTTTGACCCTGACCGTGATCGGCGCGATACCGAGCGTACTGCTCAATCTGTAAAGGTGCTTGAGGGTCGTGGTGTCGAACAGGTTGCAGCTCATGGTGGCGAGCGCGAGTCTTCGCAAGTTGTCGTGTTCGGCAATCCTGCTCCTGACGGTCCGCGTAAGCCAGCGGTCGGCATGTGAAGGGCGCTGTTAATTCTCGTGATATGTCACGTAAAAGAAAGGAGGGCTTATGCGATATGGTGAAGATCATCGCCAGTTGGAGTTGTCGGTCGTCGGCGTTCGCCGCCGTGGTCGTCCTGCTTCTATCGATGGTGCTGCAACTGCTGCTGAGCGTCAGGCTGCTCGTCGGCGTCGGTTGAAAGAGGAGGGGAAGGGCGTCTTGACGGTGGAGGTATCGCAAGAGGTCATTGATGCGCTCGATGCGTTCGTACAGTTCAAGCCTGAAACGAAAGGCGATGTCGTCGACCGGATCTTGCGAGATCGGCTTTTACGCAAGCGGTGATTAATCTGGCGTTTCAATTTGCTCGCAAATTGGATCGCAAACAAGCGTAGCGCGTTAGTGGCCGCGCGCCATCACTGTCCGCGCATGTAGTGAGGCAAGCGGGCGATGCACGAAGCGTTGCGCAGCTAGCGAGTGCGGCGCGAAGCGCCGCCTAAACTTGTATTAGGGACACTTAAGAACACAGCACAGCGGAAGTGCAAATTTGAAAGGGTTGAAATGATTGTTGCAGGTATTTCCAAGACGGGTATTTACGAGATTGAATTTCGCCTTCGATCTTCGTCCGCTTGGTTTCTATCGCCGTATCTGGCGGGGCCGATTGAGCAAGCTGTGGCGCTCGTGGCTCGCTTGAATAGTTCTGAGCGCTGGTTCTTCTACCGTGTGGTGCCAGCCTTGTCTTGAAGTACAAATAAAAAAGCCCGGTAGTGGTCGAAACACTCCGGGCCTCGATCAACCTGCGCTAATCAGGAAAACCGATGTCGATATTGAATCGCAGTTTGGATGCTGAGTCAATTGCTTTATCTCCGCTTTGCATTGATACCCTTGAACATAGGCCGGATCATTGGACTGATGATAAAAACGGCTGGAACGATGCCTACGTAGCTCGCCAGCGCATTTTCCCAGATGGGCAGTGCGAAGTCTCTGTGACCAAGGAACGGCACTTTGTAGGGCCAGCAATCACGCGTAAGCCACATTCAAAGCGGGGTGAGTCAGAGAACCGCGAGGCCAACGATGATGACGCTGGCCGTCGTGCAAAGAAGAACGTTCGCATGTGCTGCAAACAGATCGGTGCCGATCGCATGGTGACCCTCACGTATCGAGACAATATGTGCGATCGTGAGGTAGCACTTAAGCACTGGAAGGCTTTTTGCCGTCGGCTTGGTAGGGTCAACAAATTTCACTACGTCGCCGTCATTGAAGAACAGGAGCGCGGTGCCTTGCATTTTCACGTCGCCGTCCGTGGTCGGCAGCATTACGCGTTGTTGCGGTCGATATGGCAAAGCGTTCTAGGCCTTGGCCCTAGTGGTGAGCAAATGGGGCAGGTGAATGTTCGTGATCCTCATCGCTTTGGCTTTGGCCAAAATGGCGCTCACAAGCTGGCCAGCTACATTGCCAAGTACTGCTCAAAAGCGATGAGTGCGCGGGCTCTCGATCAAAAGCGGTATTTCCGGTCAAAGGGGATTGTGCTGCCGGAGGTGAGTACGGTTCGCCTGAAATGTACATCGATGTTAGGTGCCGTGCAGTCGGCGTTTAGCATCATTGCGCCGTTTGGATTCGATAACTTGCAATCTTGGTCTAACAGTGCGTTGGGGGTCGTGTGGTTGTCTACGCCGCCTAGAACGGAGCGTGAAGAGGAATGCCCGTTCTAAATTATTGCCGCATGGAATTGTTGTATAGTTGGCATACGTGGTTCATCGGAGAGGGCTTATGGGTGTTGATGATTCTCTGCAATTGGCTTTATCGGCTGATGGTGTTGTGTTGAAGACTTGGAATGATGCCGTAGAGCGCTGGTGTCTAGAGAAAGCTGATAAGGCTTCGTTTCATTCCGATTTATGCAAATTTCGATGGTTAGAGCCGCATTTGGACGGTGTGCCGCTTGTCGATATTAATCGGAGCGTTGTGGATGCTTTGACGCTTAAAAAGATTAAGTCCGGTGTTGCTAACGCCACAGTAAATCGCATGCTGGCCCTTTTGAGGGCTGTGCTTAGACGTGCTGCGTTTGATTGGGAGTGGATGGATAATGTTCCCAAGGTCCGGTTATTGAAAGAGCCTTTACGCCGAGTTCGATATTTGACATTTCATCAGGCGCAGCGTTTGTTACGTGAGTTGCCGGAGCATCTGGCTGAGATGGCCGCATTTTCTCTTGCCACTGGTCTACGTAAATCGAATGTTACAGGGCTACAGTGGGCACAGGTGGACTTGGCCCGTTGTATGGCGTGGGTTCATCCAGATCAGTCAAAGAGCCGTCGTGCCATCGCTGTTCCCCTGAATCAAGATGCAATGCGCGTGTTGACGGTCCAAGCCGGTCGGCATCCGACTCATGTGTTTGCCTTCAAAGGAGAGACGATTGCTAAAGTCAGTACCGCCGCGTGGAAGAAGGCGTTGAAGCGTGCCGGAATCGATGATTTTCGTTGGCATGATCTTCGCCATACGTGGGCTAGCTGGCATGTACAGAATGGGACGCCACTTAACGTTTTGCAAGAGCTAGGTGGTTGGGAAAGTCCGCAAATGGTTAGGCGTTACGCTCATTTTTCTGCTGGGCACCTTGCGGCTTATGTGTCAAAATTGCCATCACTTGTCGGATAG